AGAATCACAAAGGTAGAACAGTTGCATATATCGATGGTTTAGCGGCAAGCTCTGCATCTATAATTGCTTTTGGTTGTGATGAAATAATAATCCCTTCAAATGCTTATTTAATGATGCATAGAGTAAGTTGTGGAATGTTTGGGAGTGCTGATGATTTTCTTAAACAAATTGAAGTGATGGGAAAAATTGAAGAAGGTATCATAAATTCTTATTTAGAAAAAGCTGTTGATGGTGTTACAAGAGAACAAATTAAGGATTTTGTGATGACTGAAACTTGGTTTACTGGTGATGATACAGCGAAGTATTTTAATGTGACAGTAGACAAGAGTTCAAAGTATCTAAATTTCGTAAATACAAAGCAAAAGTTTAACAAAATCCCTAGTGAAATTTTAAACAACATTAGAGAAATTGAAGCTTTAAACAAGCAAAAAGAAGTTGAAAGACTTGAAAATATGAAGAAAGAAATTGAAATTGAAATGATGATTGGAGGCTAAAACTATGAAAAAATCGGTAGAAATGAAAAAAGAATTAGAAAATTTAAAAAATGAAATTGTAGCTTTAAAAAATGATGGAAAAATTGAAGAAGCTCACGGAAAACTTGCAGGATTAAAAGAGTTAGAAAATAAAATTAAAGAAATAGAAATGGAGGAAACATTAGAAACTATGACTACTACAGACAAAAAAGAGTTAGAAGTAAAAAATAAAATGAATGTAAACAAAATATTCAACAGAGTTTTAACTGGAAAATCTGTAACTGAAGAAGAAAGAGCGTTTTTAAATGCAGCTGGTACACCAGGACAAGTAGAAGCAACTGACGGAAAAGGTGGATATTTAGTACCTGTAGAACAATTTGAAACAATTAAAGAGTTAAGAAGAAATTTAGTTGCTTTAAAAGAATATTGTAATGTATTGCCAGTTCATTCTTTTAAAGGGACAATGCCTATTGAAAAAGATGGAACAGGTGAATTAATCGCATTTGAAGAACTTAATGAAATAGGAAAATCTGATATAGATTTCTCTCAAGTTACTTATAATGTCGCAGATTATGGAGACATTATACCAGTTTCAAACACTTTACTTGCAGACGAAACCGCTAATTTAACTGCTTATATTGGAAAAAGATTTACTAAAAAGGCTACAAATACAGAAAATAAAAAGATTGTAGACTTATTAAAAACTTTAACTCCAAAACCAGCAGCTGATTATACAGTTGTAAATACTGCATTAAATGTAGATTTAGATCCAGCAGTTTCTGCAAATGCAATAGTAATTACAAACCAAACTGGATTTAATTTCTTAGACAATTTAGTAGACAAACAAAATAGACCACTTTTAGAATTAAATCTACAAAATACAACTCAAAAAATCTTTAAAGGTAGAAAAATAGTAGTACTACCTGATACTTTATTGCCAATGAATACTACAAAAGCCCCAGTTTTTGTTGGAGACTTAACAGAATTCGCAACTTTCTTTGATAGAGAAGGACTTGAATTAGCAATATCTAAAGAAGCTGGATTCACTAAAAATGCAACTTACATCAGAGCAATAGAAAGATTTGACATTAAAAAAGTTGATGAAAAAGCTATGGTGTACTTAGAACTTGCAACAAAATAATGAAAGTAGGTAAAAATGGATAGTATATTAACTTTAGAAGAAGCTAAAAACTATCTAAGAATTGATTATGATGAAGATGATTCATTGTTGCAGTCGCTAATGACTGCAACAGTGGATTACTTAAGAGATGCTATAGATGATTTTGATACAAAAGTAACAAAAGAAAAGTTTATTAAAAGAGCTAAAATTCTAGCTTGTGTCTTGTTACAAGAATGGTACGATAATAGAGAACAAAGAGAATCTAAGGATCTAAGTTATACTAGTCGTAGCTTAATGCTACAGTTACAAAACGGAGGCAACTATGATTGATATAACTAAGAGATTAAGGCACTTTGTGGAAGTGTATCATACAGTTGAAACTGTGAATGAGTTAGGAGAGAATGAAAAAACAGCTGAACTATTAAAAAAAGCTTACTGCGAGATAGTCCCTTTGAATTCTACAGTTAAGAATGGAGAAGCTAACACAGAAGCAAATCAGCACCAATTCAAGTTTACATTTAGAGTTAAATCTTTAAATGGATTAAACAAGGATTGGTTTTTTTTATTTGAAGGCTCAAAGTACGAAATTATCTACTATAACAGAGATTTTAAAGATAATCAATTTATAGAAGTTTTTTGCAACAGAATTGAGGAATAACTATGAACGGTTTTAGTACAAAAGACCTAGAAGCTTTAGAGAATGAAGTGTTAAGACTTGCTAAGAAGTATCCCAAAGAAGTAAAAACTTTCTTGCAAAAGCAAGGAAATAAGTTAAAAGCAAAAGCAAAAAAGAAAGCTAAAAATAAGATTAAATCTAAGACTGGGAACTATTTAAAGAAATTCAAAAGAGGGAAAGTTTATAAGTATAACTCAGAGGAAGATACAGTTAGAGTTTATAATTCTGCTCCACATGCCCATTTAATCGAAAGAGGGCATATTATCAAGGATAGAACAGGTAAAGAGCATGGATTTAAGAAGGGTGAGTTTATCTTAGAAGAAGCACAAAAAGAGTTTCAAGAAGAGTTTATAAAAGCAACTGATGATTTTATTGATGCTGTAATAAAGAATGGAGGGTTTTAGATGATTAAATTGAGTGAACTTTTAAAAGCTGTAAACACTAGATTAAAAGAGACTTTTCCAAATATTTATATAGACAGTAAAGATTTATCTGAAGCTTTTAATAGACCAAGCTTTCGTACAGAGTTAGATGGACTTAAAACTAGTGCTTTTATGACTACTTTTAAAGAAAGAAACTTTACTATAAGAATTTATTTCTTTTGTACAAAAATAGGACAAGGGAGACTAGAAAGATTAAAAATTTCCGATGAAATAGAAAATGCATTTCTAGGCACTTTGTGGGTTAATGAAACTTTTGCTATCCCAGTTAACGAAATTGAATTTGAAGAAACTGATGATGGAGTACTTATTGCAAGTTTTGATAGCATAACTATGGAACAGATAGAAAATGACATAAACTCTGAAATGATGGAAGAACTAGAGTATAAATTTGATAGGAAATAGGAGGGTAAAATGGGATTACCAAAAATTGAAATAATTTTTAAACAGCTAGCAGTAACAGCAGTTAAGAGAAGTCAACTTGGTATTGTTGGGTTAATAGTTAAAGAGCCTAGCAAAAACTGGGATGTTAAAGTCTATAAAGATATAACAGATATAAAAGATACAGATTATACTGCAAACACTGTAGCATTAGTAAAAGACACTTTTGAATACACACCAAATAAGGTTTTCGTGTTTAATGTTGGAAGCGGAACACTTACAGATACTCTTAAAAAAGTTGCTCAAGAGAGAGTAAATTGGCTAGGATTGGGATATGATGGAAAAGATGGAGATACTGCAACACTTGTTTCTTGGATTAAATCTGTAAGAAAGGCTGGGAAAACTTATAAAGCTGTAGTATTTAAAGCTACAAAGCCAGACAACAAGGGAATTGTAAATCTAATGAATGATAAGGTTACATTCGTAGACAATAGAGGAGAAGTTGATGGGTGGCAATATGTCCCAACTGTGCTTGGAATGTTAGCTGGATTGCCGATGACAAGAAGTGCTACATCATTCCTTTGTGGGAACTTAAAAGATGTATCTATATTTAATGATATCGATGATACTATCGATAAAGGTGGATTTTGCTTATATAAGGATGAAGGAGATATAAGAGTTGCTAGAGGTTGTACGTCTTTAGAAGAAATAACACAAGACGAAACAGAGGATATGAAAGACATTATCATAGTTGAATCTATGGATTTAATGAGAGATGACATATACTCTACGTTCAAAAAATGGATTGGAAAATACAAGAATAAATATGATAATCAAGTCCTTTTCTTTACGGCAATTAATGCTTATTTCAAAGAACTTGAAAGAGAAGATATCTTGGATAAAGAATATGATAACTACTCTGAAGTAGATGTGGAAGCACAAAGACTAGCATGGCTTGGAGTTGGGAAAGCAGAAGTTGCTGAATGGGAAGATGAAAAAGTTAAGAAAACTGCATTTAAAAAGAGAGTTTTTATGAAAGCAAATATTAAGATATTAAATGCTGTAGAAGACTTTAAATTTACAATTAATATGTTCTAAGAAATGGAGGTAAATAATGTCTAATAAAATGGATAAAAACAAGATAGTGAAGAATTAGGTTCTGTAAAATCTTTTGAGGCTAAAGTTAATTTGGAGTACGAAGATGTAGATATTATGGGAGAACTAGGAAAGCACAAGAGATATATGGGCTTTACTGGAGAGGGAACCATGACTCTCCATAAAATCGACACTACAGTAGGAAAATTAATAGCAGAAGGAATAAGAAATGGTAAAATGCCAGACTTTAAGATAGTTGCAAAACTAGATGATCCAACTGCATATGGTGCTGAAAGAGTGGAATTAACTGGAGTTACAATAAATGAATTAATGGCATTAAAATTTGAAAACAAGGCACTTAGAGAAGAAGAGGTGCCTTTTAATTTTTCTGATTTTAGATACATAGATATGATATAAGGAGTGATACAAAGTGGCTAAAAATATTACTTTAGATATGCTAATAGCAAGAAAAGAACAGTCAAATAATGATAAAATGAAAGTTGTGTTATTTAATTCTGAGGTGCTTGGTGGAACTATTGAGGTTAGAAAGCTTAAAGCAAGAGATGTTATAAAAATTATGGATAGCACAGATAACAAGTCTACAGAAGAAGCTTACAATGCGAATTGTAAGTTAATATATAAACACTGCCCAATTTTACAAGACAAGGAATTACAAGCAGCATATGAAGTTGCTGAGCCTTACGAGGTTGTAGTCCCAGTTTTCGAAGAAAATTTGGGAGAAATAAATAAATTATCTAATTTTATCTTAAGTCTTTACGGGCTTACAGATAGTGAGCAATTTAGCGAAGCTGTAGAAGAAGAAGCTGATGATATAAAAAACTAATTTTAAGGGATGCCGACATGGCATTCCTTTCTTTTTATGTATTAAGAGGTTTTTCTGTAGACTATCTTTTAAACTTAGATTCTACAGTTAAATTATTTATGCTCGCAACAATGGATTTAGAGATAGATAGAATTAATAAAGGAGGTATAAATGGCTAAAACTATTGGAGTATTGCTAAGTTTAAAAGACCAGTTTACTACTCCTTTACAAAATGCAACAAAGAACGTAAAAACAATGGATAGAGAACTTAAAAAGGCTGGGAACTCTATAAAAGCCTTTGGAAACAAAGTAAAAAATAGTGTTAAAGCATTAGCTAAATGGGGTGCTATTGGACTTGGAGCATTTACTGCATTTGCTACAGTATTTGCAAAACAATCTATAGATGCGGCAAAGGTGCAATTAAAAGTTGAAAAAATGCTTGAAACTACAATGAAACGGACAAGTAATGCTAGTAAAGAACAGATACAAGCAATCAAAGATGAAGCTAGTGCATTGCAGAATGTAGGAATTATCGGAGATGAGGTTGCTTTAGCTGGAGCAAATCAATTAGCAATTTATGGGCTAAAGAGTGATGAAATCAAAAAATTAATGCCGAACATTAACGATATGATAGCCAAAGAAAAAGGATTTAATGGAACACAAGAGGATGCTGTAGCAATGGCAGAAGTAATTGGAAAAGCTATGGAAGGTAAAACTAAAGGGCTCTTGAAGTATGGGGTTGCATTAACTGCATCTGAAGAAAAAATGTTTAAAGCTATGAAAAAAGAGGACAGACTAGAGTTTATCAGAAACAAGCTAAATAAGGCTATTGGTGGAACCAATGAAGCACTAAGACAAACAGATGAAGGTAAAATCGTAGCAATGAATAATGCTTGGGGAGATATGAAAGAAGAATTAGGGAAAAAATTAATCCCTTATATCGCTCAATTTTCTGCATGGTTTGAAACTAAAATACCATTAATTCAATCTTTGATACTTGGTATAGCAGATAAGGTACAAGAACTTGTAACTAAGGCTAGCCCGTATGTTGATAAACTTAAAGAAATTTTTGGAAAAATATTTGAAAAAGTTAAACCAGCTATTTTTGAGGCTTGGGATATTTTAAAGAGTTTTGTAGCAGGGGCTATAGATATTGCTCAAAAAATTATAGCTAATTGGGATAGAATAAGCCCAATTGTGTATACAGTCGTAGGTGCTCTTATAGCTTACAAAACTGCTTTAGCAACAATAAAGATATATACTGTAGCTATGGTAGCTATAACAAAAATAAAGACATCGTGGGATGCTTTACAAGCAACAGCCACTGGAGCATTAACTGTAAAGCAATGGTTATTAAATGCTGCAATGAATGCAAACCCAATAGGGATAGTTATAGGAGCTATTGCCTTGTTGGTCGGTGGTATATGGTTATTATGTAAAAATTGGGACTTAGTTAAAAAGAAAACTATAGAATTATGGAGAAAACTGGATAATAATCCATTAGGCAAGGTACTTAAATTTATAATTAAGTTTGGCAACCCTGTTGGTGCTATGATTAATGCATTCATATTTTTAAAAGATGTAATTACTCAAAATTGGGATACTATAAAAGATTTTGCTATGACTTTATGGGATAACTTAGTTGGTGCATTTAATTATGTGAAAGATGTTATATTAGGTGTATGTGATGTGGTTGGTGGAATATTTATGCCAATATGGGAAGCAGTATCAAATGGATTTAATATAGTCAAAGATATTATTTTAGGTGTATGTGATATTTTAGGTGGAGTATTTTTAGAAATTTGGAATGGTGCTATTGATGCTTGGAATTTTATGAAAGGTACAATTTCCGATTTATGTGATACTATAACCAACGTATTTTTAAAGGCTTGGGATGGAATAATGAAAGCATTAGATGCAGTATTACATCCTATTGAAACAGCAAAAAATGCTTTTGGAAAACTTATAGATAAGTTAAAATTTTGGAATAATACAAAAGTAGAGGATAAAACTATAAATATTACAGAGAACACTAAAAAGATCACTGAAACAGTTGGTGGAGCAAATAAGACAGGGGTAGCAACAGGCATTGTAAAAAATTCTAAATCTACATTAGATACTACTAATATCAATGAAGTTAAAACAACAGGTACTATAGGTGAAGGTAACAAATCAAGAACAACTACAACTACTGTTAAAAATCCTAGACATGCTTTGGGTACTGCATACTTTAAAGGTGGAGTAACAGGAATTAATGAAGGTGGAAGAGATGAAACTGCAATTTTACCTGCTGGAACTCAAATTCTAAGTCATGAAGAGGGTAAATCACTTCAAAAGAATAATACTGAAAAACAAGTAATTATAAAAGAGGTTGAAAGTAAGAAAAGTTCAGATAAAAAGGTAGAGGTACATATTCATATTGCTGGTAATTTTATAGGCGAAAAAGAACATATGGAAAAATATGGAGAATATACAGTAAATAAGATTTTAGCAGCTTTAAATAATATGTAGGATAGGAGATAAGAAAATGAATATAATTTTTATAGTTGAAGATAATGGAGTACAACAAGAAATAGTTAATATCCCAGTAGTCCAAAATATAGAGCCTGTAAACTGTGAAACAGAAGATGAAGAATTTACAACTATTAATGGGAAAAAATTAAATTTAATCGGTGGTAAAGGACTTAGAAACTTTTCATTTTCTTCTTTTTTTCCATCTAAAAGATATAGTTTTGTAAGCTTCTTTAATTTTCAACCTCCAAAATACTATATAAACTTTTTTGAAAAATATAGAGATGCGAGAGTACCTTTAAGAATTATTATAGTTGATAAGTACAGAGTGGTCTTAAATATGCTATGTAGATATAATTTTACTTATTCTTTTAGAGATAAGGCTGGAGATGTTCCATATACCTTAGATATAAAAGAATATATTTTACCTGGTGAGGTTGATAATAATGTATAGGACAATAGTAAAAAAAATAGATGTAACTAATTACATAAGAGATTTAACCTGGAGAGATAGCATTGATACATTAGGAGTTGAGGTAAGTTTTGAACTTGCAGTAAATAAGTTTGATAAAAATCTATCTTTTCTCTATGACATTACATTAGGTGATCCTGTTCAAATAATCAATGATAAAGGAGAAACATTGGTACAAGCTATAATTGTATCAGAAAACCCTAATGGAAAGACTACATCATTTACTGCTTATGATATGGCTTGGTATTTGAATAAATCAACTGTGATAAAACAATTTAAAAAGATGATAGGGAATGACTGTATTAAGTCCTTATGCAGTGAAATTGGAATAAAAGTTGAAGTAAGTGGATTAGATACTAAGATAGATAAAATTTACAAGGATAAGACTATCTCAGGCGTTATTTATGATATCATTGAACAATGTTCGCAATTCAATTCCAAAAAATTCTTTATTGAATATGATAAAGACACTCTAAAAGTAGGGCCATTCAAAAAAATAAAGGTTACTGGACAATATGAAATGCACAAAAATACTTTTATAGATGTAGCTAAAAACATCGGAGAAGTTTCATTAAGTAGATCGATAGTTGATATGAAAAATTCAATTTTGGTTATAACACAAAATAAAGAAGCAGTTAGAACAGTAGGAAAAGAACAAGATAACGAAAGTATTAAAAAGTATGGTATGCTACAAGAAGTGGTAACATTAGATGAAAAAGAATTTAAAAAAGCTAATCTAGTTGCTAAAAATGAATTAAAAAAATTAAATAAAATCACAGAAGACTTTAGTATTGATGTCTTAGGTGATGATAAAGTTAAGAGTGGTAGAGTGATTGATATTGATTTACCACTTTTTAATTTAAAAGGCGAGTATCTGATAAAAGAAAGTTCTCACACTGTGCAGAATGGAATCCACAGAATCAATTTAAAACTGGAGGTGTTTATGGAGTGAGTGAAAACCAAAAGTCTTGGGATATAGCAGTGGCAGAAAAATTTAAAGAAAGAGAAAATCCAAGTCCAATAGGTGCTGTATTAGGGAAGATTTTAAAGCCTCTCCCTGACATCTCTATTGAACTTTTGAATGGTTATGGTGTTATTGATAGTGATAAGATTTATTTATCTAATGCAATAACTAATAGATTAGCTATTGAATGCACTATGAAAGAATTTGAAAGTGAAGGTAATAGATCTACTAATTGTAACATTACAAATTTAAATACTAGTGGTGCTGGGAATGATAGTGCTGGAGATACAAATTTAATGTTAACAGGACACACTGGTTCATACAAATCTAGTTCAAGTAAAAAAGACAATAAAGATAAAGGTAAATTTATATTACAGACAGTTTTTAATCTAAAAAAAGGAATGTATGTGCTTGTTATACCTAACACAGAGGAGGACAAGTTTTTTGTAGTAGATGTTTTTAATTATGCTCCAGAGGTGAGTTTAGAATGGGAATATTACCAAAAATAGATTTTGTTGATTACTCTAAACAAGAGACAAATAATAGTAAAAACAGTAATGGTAAAACATTTTTGATAGACTTTCAAAAAAAGAAGTTATTAAAATCAAATGGACAATTAATAAAAACAGATGATGAAAGAGCTGTTAGAATGTGGATTGAAAAGGTTCTTTTAACAGAAAAATATAAATGGAATATTTATAAATATAATGGACCTAATCAATATGGGATGAAATATAAGGCTATGTTACTTAGTCAAAGATTTCCTACACCTGTTTTATATAGTGAGTTTGAGAGAGAATTGACTGAAACAATGAAGAAAAATAAACAAATAATAGAAATTAGAAATATTGATATAAAGTTAGAAAAACATACCTTGAAAACCAAATTTGAAGTAGTGTTAAAAAACTTCAAAACATTTGAATGGGAGGGGTATCTATGATAATAAAAAAAGAATGGAAAGAAATTTTAAAAAATATGCTTAACCAGGTAAATGATGAATATGATAAGACCGAAGGAAGCTTATTTTATGATAACTTAGCACCTGTAAGTATAGAAATAGAAGAGATAAGAAAAACCTTAGAATATATATTTTTAAATTCTTTTGCTGAAACAGCAGAAGCTGAGTATTTAGACAATATATGTAAAGAGGTAGGAGTATTTAGAAGAAAAGCAACAAAGTCAAAAGGTACTGTAATTATAAAAGGAGTGCCAGGAACAATTGTGGAAGTTAATACCAAAGTTGCGAGTGATACCTATATTTATTTAACTACACAAGAAAAAATAATATCTGCTACTGGAAGTGTTGAAGTACCTATTGAAAGTGAAAAGTATGGGAAAATATACAATATTCCAAAAGGAACTATTACAAATTTTCCTGTAACTATTCCAGGATTAAATGAAGTCAATAATCTAGTAGAAACTGTTGATGGTTACGATGGAGAAACAGATGATGAATTAAGAGAAAGATATTATTTTAAAGTTAGAGAGCCTGTAACATCAGGAAACATCTATCACTATAAAAAGTGGGCTTTTGAAGTTGAAGGAGTAGGAGGAGTTAAAGTATTTCCACTATGGGCTGGTAATGGTACTGTAAAGGTAGTTGTAGTAAATAGTGATATTCATGAAGCTGATGAAACTTTACTAAAAAGAGTAAGAGATTATTTAGAAGAAGTCAGACCAATAGGGGCTACTGTTACAGTAAAGAGTGCAATAGGTAAAGCTATATCAATTTCAAGTACTGTTAAAATTTCTAAAAATATAAAATTTGATGAAGTAAAAACAGAGTTTGAAACAAAAGTAAAAGAATATTTTAGGAAAGTAGGGTTTAAACAGGATTACGTAAGTTATGCACAATTAGGAAATATCTTATTAAATATTCAAGGGGTTAGTGATTATGATGACTTAAAAATAAATAATACAACTTTAAATGTACAATTAGCAGCTGAGGAGATTCCAAAATTAACAACAATTACTTTACAAAAAGAGGTGATATAGTTGGAAGCTAAAAGATTAATGAGGCATATGCCAAAGTATTACAGAGGTATTTTAGAAGTAACTTTATTACAAGAAATAATAGAAAAAGAATTAGATACAGTTGATTTAATCTCAAAAGATGTATTAAATCAATTTTTTATTTACACTGCTACCTGGTCCTTACCAATTTGGGAAAGAATATTTGGACTAACAGTTGGAGATAAAACAAGTAATATTGAAGAAAGAAGAGAGAATTTAATTTCTAAATTAAGAAGCTATGGAACTACTACAAAAGAAATGATTGCTAGAGTTGCTAAAACTTTTACAAACGGAGAAATTGAAGTTATTGAAGATAATCCAAATTATTCTTTTAAAATATTTTTTACTTCTATAGTTGGAATACCTAAAAATATTGAAAACTTTAAGGCAGTAATAGAAGTTATAAAACCTGCACATTTGAATTTTAGTATTGAATTTAGATATAACACACATAACCAAGTAGCTTATTTATTGCATAATTCTTTAAAATTAAAAACTCATAAACAAATTTATGACACTAGATTATATGAAGATAGTGCAGTAGTAGGTAAGTATCATAAACAGAATGAAGTAGGAAATTTAAAAAATAATGAGTTAAAAACTAAAACACATAAAAATATCTATGATGAAAGGAGATAAATAAAATGGCAAAGTATACTGAAAATATAAGATTAGCACAACCAGAAGGAAGCGATTATTATGATATTGAAGTATTTAATCATAATTCAGAATTGATAGATAAAAAAATAGGTGAAATGGATAATAGCTTATCTACAATAAAAGAAGGAGCAACAAGAGAAAAGACTGGTATAGTACAGTTCGGAACAGAAGAAGGTAAGGCTCTTGAGGGTATGATGTTAGCAAGACTTGCTGGGTGTGTTGGATATGGTGGAGACATTCAAACTGCTGGAGTAAAAGATATAAATTACCTTTACTATGACAGAAATACAAGAAAGATGTATAAATGTTTAAATCAAAATTCAGATGTGTCAGCTAATGTTGCTAATTTTATTCCTTTAGATAATAACTCGCTTTTGGATAGATTGGAAAATCTAATCAATTTAAATAAAGGTGATGGAGATTTTGAAGCTAACA